GCGCTTCATGGTGTTACTTGAAGTTGTCATTCGTTCATTAAGAAACGTTACAATATTATATAGGAAAGTTTAAGTTTTGTCAAATAACTTTACATTAGTGGAACCCGAACAATTATAAGCACACCTTATGACACATATAAACCCTAGTAATAATCATCGTTCTGCTGACTTTCTACCCATTCAGCATTATTCCTACAATACGCATTAGCATCTATCTTCATATGCAGATGAGCAGCAGTATGCATACCTTCTATCATAGCAACCAACCCTAACATCATCACTGGAGTGATCCATAGTGGATGCATTACTAAGTCCTCTATTTTTTTCATAGCATAAAAAAAGACCCTCTACTATGTAGAGGGCCTCTTTGAGTTATCTGATTAGAGATCAGAATGTGAACTTAGCACCTAACTTAGCACCCCAGTTTACGATGTCATCGTTAGATGAATCTTCACCAGTTACGCCAGAAAGCTCACCGTATACTCCGATTGAATCGGTAGCAGCAACGTTAACTCCAACCTTACCTGAGAACTCACCTTCAGAACCGTCAGTTCCGTCTACAGCGACGAATGAAGGGCCACCTTGTACATAGAAGTCAGCAGACTCACTAAGAGATCCTTCGTAACCGATATGAAGATCAGTTGAAGCACCAGAGTAGTCTCCATCAGGATATGAAATGTTGCTCTCGACATTCACGTAAGGGCCAGCAAAAGCAGCACCTGCGAGGAGGAATGGAGATGCAGCTACAGCTGCGATTGTTGATTTAATAGACATGATTGTTTTTTTAGTGTCTCGCAAGGGAAAACCCTGCGGATGATAGACTTCCCCGACATGGGAGTCTTGAGCATACACAGGGTTACGATTCTTTCGAGTCCTTTGTATTAAGTTATATATTGAACTGGCACATGTGCCACTTCAAGTATTTATAATATCATATCTTTCAGATTTTGTCAAGTACCGTATTAATAACCAGTGGCAATAGACGGTATTCCGCCCTTTGAACACGATGAGTCAAAGACTCAACAGTATCTTCAGGACATATCTGAACGATTGATTGATCTATTATATCACCACCATCAAGATTTTCGTTAACATAGTGGACAGTACAACCACTGACCACTTCACCAGCATCCATAGCTTGTTGTACAGCATTAAGACCTTTATACTTAGGAAGTAATGATGGATGTACATTTATAATTCTATTCTTATATGCTTTAACAAATTCTGGAGATAGTACTCTCATATATCCTGCTAGAACAACTATATCAACTCTCCATGCTTCTAGAATTTTTATCCTCGAACTATCTTCTTTATTACTAACACGAACATGTGGAATACCTAATTTAGCTGCCCTTTCTATAGCACCACATTTCTTTTTATTGTGTATCATTATCACAACCTCATGATCAGGACATGATCTAACGATGTTCTCGAAATTACTTCCATTTCCAGAACACATCACAGCTATTCTCATTGTTTTGTTGTGTTACTACGTGTTCTGTTTATGATGCTAATAAATTTATCCCCTGCAAATGTTCCTCCAAGACATACATCTATCTCATCACCATCTAACCAATTCATGTCACCATTCTTCTTGGTGTGTAACATAGCTAATTGGATCTTGTCAATGACTTCTTGTGTTAATTTCATGTTGCCCTCCATGCCACATAGCATATAAAACCTAGTCCTGATAGTATTGCAAAAGGAATAGGAAAGAATGGTAATACTAACATAGCATGTATTACTTGTACAAGTACAATACCATAGAATATGAACATAATAGTCATACCTATTTTATTGTGTCTACTCCCACGCTTATATGGATGGCATCCAATTGGCCCACTGTCCCATCCATCTTGCATGTAATCTTTGGTAGGAATTTCTTTAATCATAATACAGGATACTCCTCGTTTCTTACGAATTCAGTTTTCATAGTCTCAAAGTCTTTCATCAATCGTTGTACTTGTTTCTTATCAAGTCCAGCAAGTGACTCACAATTCTCTAAACAACGATAGATACATTCTCTATCACTTATAGGTGGAGAAATCTCCCACCCTTGTTCATTGTAGTACTTCTTACCTTTAGTAACAGATGCCTCTACATGTGCAAGATCTTGTGTCTTAGAGGGGTTCTTATAGTTATGTTTTTCCATTACTGCCAAGGATCATAATGTGGTTCGGGTTCATCGATACGATGTTTAAAGTGTTCAGTATCAAAGTATGAAACTCCTAATGGTTTCACTTCATCATATGCCATCTTCATCTTCCTTTTATATTCACGCTCATCTAATACTTCATTGATAAGTATCTTTGCCTCCTTAACCATCTCAGGAGTGAACAACCTCATAGGACGTATCTCCATAGGTTTATGTTCCTGTGGTTTTGGTGATCCTTTATAATTTGGATCAACGGGGCCACTCATTCCTTGTGTATCAATCTTACTCATAGGATTCCAATGGCGTATCACGCCAGCAGTAATAAAACAATTAGTAACAAGATAAGTAACGAAAATAGTACTGCGAACAATACATACTGCGTTATCATACTCTGTAGTTGTATGATCCGAGAAACTTCCCAAGGCATACTTCCAAGTCCTCCATAATTTAATCATTCAGATCAGGTAAATGGGATTCAACCCAATGATCTGAATTATCAATGTTGGCTGCGTTAACATATTTCATAATATGTTCATCTATCTGATGATAGATCGGATGTAGATCCAGATCCATATTAATATCATGTGCTATATCTGCTATCTGAGAATCAGTTAAGCAATGATCCTTATGAGTGATGTTACAAGCAGGTATCCGTTGTTCAATTAATTCATTGAGATTAATTCTAATCTCATAGTCTCTATATACAGGCATTTTATGATGCATCATTGTTATCAGTTTGATGGATTCTAACCATCTCATCTTGTAGAGCTTCTAACTTAAGAAACTGTTCATTCAAATTATAATATAATTTATAATTGATTGTGCTTACCCAATAACCAATGATGTCACTTCCGTCACAATTATAGCCATAACCTGTGACTCGTTCATTGACACCATCAATTTTCATGGTTTTATTTTGTGTGAGATAGTTGTGATACTTCTCGTCTAGATTAATCATCGCTCCTCGAAATCAAGTTTACGTACTTTACGCTTGCGGCGTTGTTCTTGCCACTCAAGATCCTTTGATGTAAATCTCGATGATTCATTCTGGGTCTGACTTACCAACTCGATCATCGATAGATCTTTCCCTGAGATATTTGTCCCACGGATGCTCGTAATGTTGGGACACTGGCAACTTCTCGTCTGAGTCGAATGCCCTTCCAATAATTTCCCGCAATTCTTGCATCTGATAGTTAACATCTTTAATCATCCCCTTAACTTCGTTAAGTTCTTCCCTTAAATCTTTTGTGTCCATTTCTATATATTAGACCCAACTACTTGTGCCCAATCTTGATCAAACAATTGTAATCCTTTCTCTGTGAGGATGTGATTATACATTCCTTCAAACACTTTAGGTGGTATTGTACATATATTAGCACCATATTCAAATGCTCTACCTACATCTCTTACATTTCTAACAGAAGCAGCAAGGATCTCAGTATTAAATACATTCTGTCTAGAATATACATTAGCAATATCTTTTATAAGACATAACCCACCAAATGAATTGTCATCTACTCTACCTACAAATGGTGAAACATATGCAGCACCTGCTTTTGCAGAAAGAATTGCTTGTGTTGGTGAGAATATAAGGGTAACATTTACTCTTATACCTTCAGCACTAAGCATCCTACAAACTCTAAGTCCATCTGGAGTACAAGGAACTTTAATTGTTGCAACGTTCCCAAACTCTCTAGATAACCTACGTCCTTCATCAAGCATCTCTTGACGATCTCCCACAACTTCCATACTAATATCAGTAAGACCATTAGCTTCTAACTCATGATATACATCTTCTGGGTTCCTACCACTCTTCATTATTAAAGTTGGATTTGTGGTGATACCATCTATTAATCCAGTACTATAATGTTCTGCTATAATATTAGTATCAGCTGTGTCTAAAAATATTTTCATGAGGGAAATGTAATTGCGTTAATATTTAGACTGCTCCTGCTGGGCTCGAACCAGCGACAAATTGATTAACAGTCAACCGCTCTACCAACTGAGCTAAGGAGCAATGAAACGGGACAGATGGGATTTGAACCCACGACCTCTGCCGTGACAGGGCAGCGTTCTAAACCACTGAACTACTATCCCAAAGCGGATAAAGAGATTTGAACTCTTGACCTTCTCCTTGGCAAGGAGACGCACTACCGCTGTGCTATATCCGCAAGGGTGTGGGAGGTTGGAATTCTGTATTACCAACAAGAGACGGGCATTACTACAGTAGTAAATTTTACATCTCTGCCTGAGACCCGACTGGTAAGTCGATTCACCTTTCGGTGCAGCACCACCTGTG